ATGGCGGCTAACAAGAAGACGGTGGGGTATTTTGTGCAGTTGGGCGGGGTGGCGGCGTTTGCGCTTGGCGGGATTTTGAGTCTGCACCATTTGGCGATTGGGGCGGCGTTTGTTGGAGGCGTGGCGGCGTTTTACGTTGGGCAGAAGATTCAGGCTCTGGCTTAGGTGCGGGGCGGAGCGAACGACTAAAGCTGAGGAGAAGCAGATCCCTTGCTGCGCTCGGGATGACAACGAGAAGCGAGGGCAAAGGCACAGTCAACAGAAAACCCGAGAAACGGCGAAGACCGACCCTTGAAGGCGAAGGGTCGGGCACCCGAAAAGGCAAAGGCAGGAGAGATCCTTCGCTGCGCTCAGGATGACGACCAAAAGCAAAAACGTAGCGGCAAAAAACTTACGGCGAAAACAAAAGCCAAAAACAAAAGCAAAGCGAGCGCGCCGCCGAAAAACTTACGGCAAGAACAAAAGCAAGAGCGAAAGCTAAAAGTAAAGCGAAAGCGAAAGTTAAGGGTAAAGCTAAAGCCAAATCTACAGCCAAATCTAAAGCTAAATCGACGGCTTCGGCTTAGGGGCTACTTTGGGGGCTTGGGTTACATCGGGGATGGAGCGGTGGGTCGCGGAGGAATCCGCGGGGGGTGTTACGCTTGCGCTGGGGTATGAACCGTTTCCCAAGCAGAGGCTTTTTCATGGGTCGGGGGCTAAGTACAGGTTGTTTGGCGGGGCAGCTGGGCCGGGGAAGTCGAAGGCGCTGCTGATGGAGGCGATTCTGCAGGCGCACGAGCATCCGGGGGCGAACACGCTGCTGCTGCGGCGGACGTTTCCGGAGCTCGAGCAATCTTTGCTGCTTTATTTCAAGCGGGATGTGCCGCGGGAACTGTATGAGAGTTTTCAGGAGTCGAAGCATGTGGTTACTTGGCGCAACGGCTCGACTACCCGCTTCGGATATTGCGCGCGGGAGAGCGACGTTTATCAATACCAGGGCGCGGAGTTTCTTTTTATCGGGATCGATGAGCTGACGCTTTTTACTCTGCGGCAGTGGCAGTTTCTGACTAGCCGCAACCGGTGTCCTGCGGCGGGGGCATTTCCTTGCATGGCGGGGGCGACGAATCCGGGGAACATTGGTCATGCTTGGGTGAAGGCGCTGTGGATCGATCGCGAGCCGGCGCCGGGGATGGAGCATCCCGAGGAGTATGACGCTGCGGACTACGATTTTATTCCGGCGCGCGTGGCGGACAATCCGATTTATGCAGGTGATGAACAGTATTTGAAGACGCTGCGGGCGCTGCCTTCGCATTTGAAGCGGGCTTTTCTCGATGGTGACTGGGATGTGTTTGCGGGGCAGTATTTTGACCGCTTCGATTGCTCGCGGCATGTGGTGCGGGCGGAGGAGATTGACTGGAAGCCCTGGTGGCCGCGGTGGATTTCGGTGGACTGGGGATTCGAGCATCCGGCGGCAGTTTACTGGCATGCCCAGGGGGAGTGGGAGTCGGGGTCAGCGGGTGGCGGGCGTTACGCTGGAGGAGAGATCCTTCACTCCGCTCAGGATGACTACCAAAAACCAGGGCAAAGGCAACTGCGCGTGGGGAGCTGCGGTGAAGATGATGCGCGGCGCAAGGGAGTCGTCACTTATCGCGAGTACTTGACGCACCGGACGCCGCCGCGGGAGTTGGCGCGGGAGATTGTGGCGCGGTGCGTGGCCGAAAAGATTGACGCGATTTATCTTTCGCCGGATGCGTTTGCGCGACGGACGGATGAGGCGTCGATTGCGGAGCAGATGGGGGATGTGTTTGCAGCGGCGGGACTGCCGCGTCCTGTGCCGGCTGACGACGATCGCGTGGGCGGGTGGATGCTGATGTATCAAATGCTTGACGCGGGGGAGTGGCTGCTGACGGAGAACTGCATCGAGCTGATTCGCGGGATTCCGAACCTGGTCCGCGATGCGGTGCGGATCGAGGACGTCGAGAAGATGGATGGCGACGACGCGGCGGATGCGGCGCGGTATGGGCTGAAGTCGCGCTACGGCGTAGGGCGCGGACGACAAGGACGGATGCCTCTCGAGCAGAGGCTGGCGGCGCGGGCGGTGTCGACTGATCCGACGATTCGCGCGATTCAGGCGCGGAAGGCGCAGATCGAGGAGACGCGGCGGGTGCAGCCGGTGTCGTTCCGGCATCGACGGCACTATCCGTAAAGACAGAGCAGATCGACGGCTCGCGGGAAAGGCACCGCGAGTGGAAGGCGCTTTGCGCCGTGTTTTTTGTCGGAACTGAAGTTCCGACCCCCTAAACACCTTGCCCTGAAGGTAATTTTTGCTGTTTTCGACGATGAACCCTCAGCGGCTGAAGCCGGATTGATTTTTGGGCATTTGCGGCACGGATGAATCCGTGCCCTGACGACAAACCGACGATGCGACGCAGGATGTGGAAGCGCCGACCCCTAAACGGCGGGGGCGATTTCTTCGCTGGTACAACGGAGCTACGGTGAGAATGATGGAGATTTGGCGGAGGGTTACGGCGACTCGGTATACGCGGGGTTTGGAGGCGGAGGTGGGGCGTCTGCGGGCGGAGAATCGGGCGCTGCTGAATTCGATCCTTGGGATTGCGGGGGTGCCCCCGATATTTGTGGATGTTGCGCCTGTGGCCGGGAGGAATACGGATGCCGCGGCTGCGACGAAAGCGGATGACACTGGAGAGAGAGAGGCCTCGTCGCTGCGCTCGCTTGGGATGACGGCGAAAAGCGAAACACGAGAAATCCACGCGCAGGCGGCGTCGCCGATGCGGAGACGGTCGTGGCAGCAGATTCATCGGGTGCTTGAGTTTGAATCGGCGCGGAAGAAAGAAAGGCCTGGGAATGCGGACGATGGGGCGAACGGGTTGGGGATCGCTCGAATTCGGGCGTGAGAACTAAGGGAAGACCGGCCGTCGCGGGTCAAGTTCCCGCAAGAGCTGGACCCAGGGCAGAGGCAAGACCGACCCTTGCAAACCAAAGGGTCGGGCACCCGCAAAGGCTACATCAAGACCCACCCTTGCTGAGAAGCGCAAGGATGGGGCAACCGTAAGGCGAGAAACGCACAGGCAAGAGTGCCTGTGACCAAGGCAAGCGGGCTTTGGGAAAATTAAGGGAGGGGATATGCCATTTATTCGCGGGCGGTATCACATTAATCCGGTGCTGGGCGAGGCGCTGGAGGCGGCTCGGGAGGCGGAGGGCGCGCTGGTGGCTTTGGAGCAGGAAGAGCAAAGCGGAAAGGATGCTTCGCGGGGGAAGGCTCCGGTTCATCGCGTGGAGATTGAGGCGGCGGAGCTGGTGCCGTCGCATTCAGGGCGCGGCGGGCGGGGCTACGTTGCGCGGGTACACCGGTCGGCGGCGAGTCCCCAAGATGGGGAGCGCGATTTTGCGGGCGCTGGTGGGAAAACGGCGAAGAGCGGACTGCAGGGGGCGTCGCCTTGCGGGGAAGGCGGGTCACAGATGGAAACGCATGTGTTCGCGAATCACGGCGACCTGATCAACTTTCTGCACGACGAACTTGGGAACGACGCGGGGGAATAGTTACGACTTAAGGCACACAGGCGAGAGTGCCTGTGGCGCTGGCGGGGGAGAACGGCTCTTGGGGCACATCGGGGGCGGAACTTCGCGCTGGGGGCGGGTTTTTGATCTAAAATTAGGGCTGAGGACTCCCCGCCTTGCAAGCCTGGACGGAATGGACACCTAGTTCGCGCACGCGGCGCTGGAAACGGCGCAAGAAGAGCAATGCGGTGGCGCGCGCGTGGACGTGGGTGATCAGCTTGACGCTCGCGGCTGCGGTCATTGGCTTTGGGGCTTGGGAAGTCCGGCAGAACCTGAATACTTCTGTCGCCAACGGGAATTCCGTGGGCGAGGCGGCGATGTCGATGCTTCGCGGGCAGGTGCTGGCGCCGTGGCAGCAGGACGTGCTGGACTCGCTAGACACTTCCGCTAGCCAGGTCGGCTCCGGGCAGGTGTCGGAGGCGGAGATTGCCGTGGACCGGGCGGGGGCGATCCTGACGGCGGCGCGGCTGAAATCGCAGCACTCCGATAATTCGTTCTTCCAGATGGCGGTTACGGGGCTTGACCGTGTGTGGAGCCAGCGGCCTACCAATGACCGGCTCTTCGAGCATGTGACCAAGGCGCGGATCGAGCTGGCGATGCTGCGGGCGGCGCAGAACGTGGCGCCTGCCGATTCGCTGCACGCGGCGGTCGCCGGGGCGAGCGGAAGCGATCCGGACGCGATTCCTGCGGTACACGCGGACGGCGGAAGCACGCCTGCGGTTGTTGCGGCTGCTGCGATGGCGAAGAGTCCGGTGGCGCGGGGCCACGTTTCGATTGCCGGGCCGCGAGAGATGTCCGCGAACAGTTTGCTGAATCCTGGGGCGCTGGGCGGGGATTACCTGGATGCGACCCGGCTGGCGGCTACGGCGGAAATTGTGGTGCCGCCGGCGCGGCGGTCCTTGGAAGATAATGTCGCGGTGGAGAAGCTGACGATTGCCGGGGCGTCGCAGACGCTCGATGGGATTCGCTGGACCGACGTGACGTTTGTGGGGACGCGGGTGAAGTATGCGAAGGGACAGCTGGATATGGAGAATGTCCGCTTCGTGAATTGCACGTTTGATTTCCCGGCGGACGCGGGCGGGTCGCGGCTGTCGAATGCGATTGCGCTGGGGCAGACGTCGTTTACGGCGGAGTAGAGTTGCGTAGTTCCTTCCTTGGTTCGGAATAGATCAACAAATATTTAGAGGGTCTTTGATTGACGGCGTGCAGAGCCTCGCCTGATTGAGTTGACGTGGAGGCAGAGGAGTAAGGCTCGCGGGAAAAGCACCGCGAGCGGTAGGCGCTGCGCGCGGGGTCTTTTTGTCGCGGCCGAAGGCCGCGACCTACAAGGCTTCCTTGCTTCCCGCCTGCGTGGCTCCCCGTTGTGAAACAGACTCAGGAATGCGGCAGCGCAGGCATTGCAACTTGTTGTGAAGACCGACCGTTAAAACCGAAGGGTCGGGCACCCGCAAAGGCGAGACCCACCCTTGCTGAGACGCGCAAGGATGGGGCACCCGCAAAATCCCGAAAAAACTAAATCCAGAAAAGCTGAGAACCGAAAATCTGCTCCGCGCGGCAGCTACATCTAAATTTACTTAAATTTCAGCAAGTGAGAGACGAATGGCTAAAGACACCAAATTTGCGAAGGCTGATCCGACTATTGTGCCGGTCGAGGGGCCCGTGGGGCAGGGTGCGGGAGAAACGCGTTCCGCTGGCGCGAAGGATCGCGGAGCCGGTGCGGGCGGTGCGGCGGGTGCCCGCGTTGGCGGTTCGGGGTCGGTTTCGGCTTATGGATTGAACAATGGATCGAACAACGAGCAGTTGCCGGAGCGGTTGCAGGAGGCTTTGCGGCGGCTGGTGACGGAGTTTGGGACGGAGTCGGAGGTTTCGCGGCGACAGGAGATTCGGCGGATCAAGCAGGCGCACCAGTTCTGGCGCGGGTTGCAATATTTGTGGTGGGACGAGCGGGATCAGAACTGGCACTTGCCGTTCGAGCAGAAGCTGGTGGACAACTCTTCGGTGGAGGATTTGCCGCGGTATGAGTTCGTCACCAACATTTATCAGGCGTTTGGGCTTTCGTTGATCGCGGTGCTTTCGCAGGATGTGCCGCGGGTGCGGTTTTTCCCTTCGTCGGCGCAGGCGGAGGAGGATGTGGCGGCGGCTAAGGCGGCTACCGAGGTGTCGGCGCTAGTCGAGCGGAATAACCGGATCGGGAATTTGATTGTGGATGAGGCGTTCAACCTTTGGACCGATGGGAAGGTGGGCGCGTACGTGCGGTTTGTGGTGGATGGGCAGAGGTTCGGGTTTCATCCGGAGACGGAGATTGGGGCACGGGAAGTGCGGGTGGGCGGGGATTGCTACGTCTGCCCCGAGTGCGGGGAGGAGACGGAAGGCAAAGAGAACACCGAAGAGGAAAAGCAGATCCTTCGCTCCGCTCAGGATGACAACGTACAGAAAAAACAACGGCAACTGCAAAAGAGAGAGACTGGTGCTGCGGGCGACGGTACGGCTGACGGCTACGCTGGAAGAGGGATTCTTCGCTCCGCTCAGAATGACAGCGAAAGGCAGGAACAACGGCAGCACACAGCGCGCTCTGCTCGGGATGACGGCGAAAGGCAACTGCTGCACGAGGGAGCGTGCTGTTTGCATTGTGGGGCGGTGCTTGGCGAAGAGGATTTTGTGGTGGTGGAGGTGATTACCGTTCCGGCGGCGCAGACTCGGTTGCGCGTTCCTAATGGGCAGGAGGTGATTACCGTTGTGGGCGGGCTGGAATTGAAGACGCCGCCCTGGGCTGGGGAGATGCATGAGTATCCTTACCTGCAATGGAACATGGAGGTGCATCAGGCGCGACTGCGGGCGGCGTATCCTCATGCGGCGGACAAGATTGGGCCGCCGGTGGCTTCCGGTACGCAGGAATATGAGCGACTGGCTAGGCTGGCGCAGTCGCAGGGAGGTCCGCTTACCGAGGGCGGGGATTTCAACATCAATTTGATTACGTTTCAGCGGACGTGGCTGCGTCCGTGGGCGTTTTTTGCGCTGGACGATAAGACGCTGCGCGACGAACTGTTGCAGCTCTTTCCCGACGGGGCTTACGTGGCGTTTGCGGGCGATGCTTACTGCGAGTCGCGCAACGAGAATATGGACGATCACTGGCGGGTGCTGCATGCGCTGCCCGGGGATGGGTCTAGCGGGCGTCCCGCGCTGGGGGATTCGTTGATCAGCGTGCAGGAACGCTTCAACACGCTTTCGAATTTGCAGATCGAAACGTACGAATACGGGATTCCGCCGATTTATGCCGATAGCGAGGTGCTCGATTTCGATTCGCTGCAGAGTCAGACGGCCGAGCCGGGGGCGCATTATCCGGCGCGCGCGAAGCCGGGGCAATCGCTCGCGGCGGGATTCTTTCAGCCGGAGGCGGCGCAGGTTCCTCCGGATCTCGCGCAGCACGCGGCGAGCCTGATGGGTCCGGTGGCGCAATTTCTTACCGGGGCTTTTCCGGCGCTGTTTGGCGGGGCGATGTCGAACAACGACACGGCCGCGGGGTACTCGATGGCGCGGGACCAGGCCATGGGGCGGATCGGGCTGGTGTGGCGGCGGATGAAGTTCTTTCACGCGGACATCATGCTGCTGGCGGTCGATTGCTTCCGGAGGAACCGTCCCAACGATGTGGAAGTGACGCTGCTGGGGGCGGGGGCGGCGTTCGAGTCGCAATGGATACGCCTGGCGGACCTCAAGGGCAATTTGTTCAGCTATCCGGAGACCGACGAGCAGTATCCGACGCTGTGGTCGCAGCAGAGGGCGGTACTGCTGCAACTACTGGCGAATCCCGATCCGCAATTGCAGGCGGTGCTGGCGCATCCGGAGAACATGGCGCTGATCAAGCGGCTGATCGGGCTGGAGGAGTTTGTGATTCCGGACGAGGAGTCGCGCACGAAGCAGTATCGCGAAATTGCGCAGATGGTGGGCGAGGCGCCGGTGGTGCGGCGGGACGAGGGGAGCGGCGTCGAGCTGATGCTGCCGAGCGTGCTGCCGGACGAGTTCGCGGACAATCACGCGGTGGAGCTCGAGATTTGCATGCGGTGGTTTTCGTCCGATGCGGGGCAGGTGGCGAAGATCGATGCGCCGGCGGGGTACGCGAATGTGCGGGCCCATGCGATGTTTCACCGGGAGTATTTGCTGAAGCAGCAGAGGGTGGCGCAGCAGGGGTTGGGTGGGGGGAGTGCGGCAGGGCGTGGGTGAGTTGAATGGGTTGGCTGCGGGTTTGGGTGTTTTGCTGGGCGCAAACACCCAAACCCTAGGGCCGGTCAGCCAAAACGATCCGCTTGAGAGAGCGGACTTTATATCATGAGACGCGAAAGACGAAGAGTATCCTTGTCCCTCTGGGGCTAGGCCGGGCGTTCTACCGGGTCGCCGGTGCGGGCGCCGTAGGCGGTTCGCAGGGCTGGGGGCGGCGCTACCAGACGCACTACCTGCTGGAGGCGCTCCGGTTTGAATGGCTTGGCCATGCAGACGACTGCGCCGAGCTGGTGGCTGGTGGCGTAGTCGACGGGCTGGGCGGCGCGTGTCATCAAGATTACGGGAACTTTTTGCAAGCGCTCGTTCTGCTTGATGATTACGCAGAGATCCTGGCCGGACATGTCCTCGGCTTCCACTTCCGCGATGAAGACCGATGGCACGGTGGTGCGCAGAATTTCCAGGGCGGCCTGCGCGGTGGGGACGGCGATGACCGTGTAGCCATCCTGCTCGAGCATGTGCCGCATGGCTTCGGCGCCGCGCGGGTCCGGTTCGATCGCGAGGACCACCGACTGGCTCGCATTCGCCACCGTCTGCGTAACCGGAGCTGTGGACTTGGACGAGCAGGCTTTTCGCTCGCCCTTGGCGTCGGACTTCGCGGCAACGAATTGAACGGCAACTCTGAACTTTCCCGCGTTCTGCGGATCGATGCGAACTACTTCGGCGGGCTGGCCCTGATTCATGGCGCCGGCCATGTTGGAGTAGGGGAACGTGACTTCGAGGATCTGTCCCTTCCAGTAGCCTGAAAATTTCGAGGCGAAGAGCAGGCCGTCGCGGGAAACATCGATGCTCATGCAGACTTCTTCGAAGGGCTCGGGGGCATTGACGGCGCGCACGTGCACCTGCGCAGAAATTTTCGCGCGGCGGCGCCGGCGGCGATCGATGCCGCTCTGCGATCCCTGTCCCGGCTGAGCGGACGCCTTCGCGCCGGGCACTGGCGGGATGCTCGTGGTTGTCCCCATGAAAACCCCTTGAATGCGTGCGCGGCGGCTGTGAGAGGTGCGGCTGGGTGGCCGAGCCTCCGCTGCAAGACGAGGTTCGCATGGGGCGAACACGCAGCAAATAGTACGCGCGTACTGTTTCGGTACAGGTGTATTGCACCTGTACGCAGGCGAGTTGGAGCACCTGGAACGTTGCGAGGATGGAGAGGACCGAGATGATGCAGAGCACAGCAAGTCCGGCGCTTGAAACGGCGCTGCCGCGGAAACAAAACACGGTGCAACGTCCGGCGCCAGAGAGCGCCCACCAAAACGCGCCGCGAGATTCGCGGAGGAACGCGACCGATGACGAAATTCTTGGATTGATTGCCGGCGGCGGCGCGGGTGCGGGCGCGGATGGTTTGAGTGGCGACGAGCGGGATGCGCGCTTGGAGCGCGAGTTTGAATCGGATGGCGGCGCTGAGCGTGGTGAACAAGGCAAGCGTCGTGAAGCCGCCAATGCGGAGAAAGCTGGAGGAGATGGCGATCCCGAGAAGTTGCGGGCAGCATTCGAGGCGAATCCTGAGCTGCGGCAGGCCTGGGACGACGCAAGAGCTTACCGTGAAACATTTGCTACGCCGGAGGAGGCTCGCAACGCCACGACTCTGCTGGCGGACCTGAATCGCATGGATGCGCTGTTCTACTCGCGGCGTCCGGAGGATCATGCCGAGCTGGCGCGGTCGATTGCGGCGCTTGATCCGGGGGCGTTTGCTTCGCTCGCGAAGGCGATTGGGGAACAGGCGGCGCGGCAGGCGAGCGCGGAACAGATAAACGCGGAACAGTTACACGCAGAACAGAGGCGCGACGCGGCAACGCCGGCTGCGCCCGCTGCTTCACGCCAGGCACAGGAGGCGGCAGGCGCTTCTGGGCTTTCACCGGTGCAGGTGGAATTTTTTCAGGCGGCGAATGCGGCGGCTGTGCACGGCGTGATGGACGCGATTGAGACGCAGGTGGAGCGGTTGCTGCCGGAGGGGGCGTCGAAGAGCGCGCGGAACCGCGTAGTGGGGGAAATTTACCGCGAGCTGGACTCGACGCTGGGGGCGAATCGGCAGCTTTCGCAGCAGGTGCGCGATGCGTTTCGTTCCGGAGGGCTGGACGCGAATCATCAGCGCGCGATCGTGTCGCTGATTACCGGGCGGGCGCGGCAGGCGCTGCCGGGAGTTGCCAAGCGGGTGATGAACGAGTGGACCTCGACTGTTGTGGCGGCGAACCAGGACCGTCGGGCGCGGCAGCATGCTGCGGAGCGGCGCGTGGACATTGCGGGATCGGGCGGCGGGGGCGAAGGGCGGCGTTCGATGGGGCCGCGGGATATCGATTACGCGCGGATGTCGGATGGGGATATTTTGAATTTGTAGTGGGTTCGCAACAACGGCAAGGGTTTGGGCGTCCGCACATGGGAAAGATGGCGCGTGGATGGGGCGAAACTGATCGTGCCGCCCCTCCGGGGGCTTCGCACTGCTTTAAAACCGGCTTCCCACCGCTGCCGCGGTGGGCTACGTTCTTCCGCCCCTGGCGGGGCTGGAGAAAGAGAAGAGCCACCCTTACGCAACAACGGCGGGGCATCCGTGAAGGCAACGCCAAACAACCGCGAAGGAAACGTCAAAAGCGAAGCAAAGAGACCCGCAAAGGCAAGTGCCAAATCAAGAGGGATTCTTCGCTGCGCTCAGAATGACTACGAAAAGCACAATCTAGAGGCACCACCCAAGGGCAGACGGGAAAGTCGCATGCTAACAGACACGCCGAAGTCGGACGCGAGAGTCACGGGTTAACGGGAGAAGCAGACGCAGAAGACCGACCCTTACACACCAAAGGGTCGGGCACCCGGAAAAACACGGCTACGCTCGCGTGTCCGATGGCGATATTTTCAGTTGGACGGGTTGCTTGAAGCGCACCGGCAGGAGTGCCGGTGCCACTCACCTGCTCACCTACCTCGCATCGTCCGTGAAGGACATCCCGCAGCAGATTGGCCGCGCTTTTGCGCAGCTACGAAATCCATTTCAAAGGGGAATCAGACACCATGGCACAAATGCAAAATTCGCAATCGGTTGCGCTGCAACTGGAGAAAGTGCGGGACAAGCTGCCGCTGCTGTATGAGCGGAACGACATCCTGCTGACGATGATCCAGCAGCGCGGCGACGTGGAACGCGTCAGCTCGCGGAACATGCGGCTTCCGCTGCAGATCCGTCCGGGAGGCAAGGCCGGCCTGGCGAATATGGACGGCGGAGACCTGGGGCGCGGGTCGGGAACCGTTTACGACGTGGCGCAGGTGACTCCGGTATTTTTCCGGCACGCCGTGGAAATCACGAAGCTGGTGGAGTACGCGTCGAATGCGCCGGAGAAGGCCATCGAGAACGCGGCCAAGCGCGAAGTAAAGAATGCGATGGCGCAGTTTCGCTCGTTCCTCGACAAAGTGATGCAGACCAACGGCAACGGCGTGCTGGGGACGGTGAGTTCGATCACCACGAGCGGCCTGCCCAGCGGCGTGGCGGCGCAATTCGGGATGGCCAAGCCGCCCGGGGCGCAGCTTTTCTACTACAACCAGACGGTGCAGGTGTACGACCCCACGCTTACGACTAATCGCGGGTCGGCGAACATCCTGCTCGTCGATCCGTTCAATTCGCTCATCCAGGTGGACAGCCTGCCGAGCGGCACGAGTGTGAACGACGTGGTCGTCCACGACGGGCTCACCGGGGCCCAGCCGGTGTCGCTGTTCGGTATTTTGTATCACCAGACGAACGCGACCACCGGCACGTGGCTCAACCTGAACCGCGCCACGTACCCGGTGGAGCTGGCGACGCCCAACGTGAGCGCGAGCAACTCGGCGCTCACGCCAGGTGCGGTGCGACTGGCGATCAACAAGGTGCGCAAGTCCCTTGGCACGAACCAGGTGAGTAAGCTGGTGGCGTACACGTCGCTCGAGCAGGAGCACCAGTGGGAGCAGTTGGGCGTCACCATCTCGCAGATCATCAAGGAGGGAGCGGGCGGGCGCGCGAGCGACCTCGACCTGCTGTTTACTGGCGAGAAAACGATGGCGGGCGTGCCGATCAAGGCGAGCATCAATGCGAATTCGTCGCGGGTGGATTTTCTGGACCTTTCGCACTGGGGACGTGCCGTGATGCAGGACATCGACTTCTACGACGTCGGCGGGCAAACCGTTTTTCCGATTTATGGGGCGAGCGGCGGGCTGGCGAGCGCTTACATCTTCTACTTCGTTACGGGGTTCCAGGTGTGGAACGAGTCGCCGCGGAGCGGGGCTTACATCAGCAACCTGGCGATCCCGACGGGGTACTAAGAAGAAGACAGCGGGCGTTACGAGGAGCTCATTGTTAGAGCGACGGTGGATTGTTGAATCGAAGAGAGATTCATCGCTCGAAATGCGAGCGATGGAGAACAATACTTCAGTCGCTTCGCTCCTTCAGGATGACAGCGAAAAGCAGAGGCAAAACGACAAGGCAAAACGAAAAAGCAGAGGCAAACCTAAAAGCAAAGGCAAAAACAAAAGGGGCGACCTTACGGTCGCCCCTTTGAAATACACTGAACATGCCCGACAAGCAAACTAATTATAGCGCTTCCAAGGGCCATTTCAAGTCGCATTGGGAGGGCGGACGGAGAGCGGGAGACTCGAACTCCGAGGCTGTTCCCAACCCCCAATGCTTGTCGGGCAGGTCCAATACCCCCACTGGCAGCACTCTCCGAAACACACCTGACCGCCTCGCTTTATGGCAGGGCGGATCGATGTGCGCAAGGGAACGAACATTCGCTCCCTGACAGGTACGTTTGTACCTATGCGGAAGCCACCATCAATTCATCCATGATTCGAGTCACACGAGAGACGCATGAGGCGCCGGCGGCGATTTGCGAGCGGATTGCTCGCGCTGGGGGGCGCAACCGCTATGGCGAGCCCAACTTTCGCGTGGTTTGGGGAGGGTCGCGGCTGGCGTGGATTGGCGGGCGGTGGGTGGATCGCGATGCGCATGGCAACGTGATTCGCGAGGCGGTCGAATTGCGGCAGGAGCCGAAGTATATTCCGGCCGAGCGGTGGCATATCGAGCGGTGGATGCCGCCGGAGGCTTACGGGTCGCCGGAGGAATGGTTTGCGCGGACGGTAGAAACCGAAGATGGGATTCGCATTCCGGCGCTGGGGCCTTATCCGTCACGCGGGGAATACGAGCACTGCTTTACGGTGGAAGGTCCGCGTGGGGAGTTTCTGCCGCTGAGCGCAGCGGCTTGCGATTGGATCGTGCGGGCGGTGGCGTGGTCGCGCCGTCAAACACGGGGGGACGGGAGGCAGGCTATTGCGAAGCGCGAGGCGCGGCGGGAACGATCCTGGGATCGCGACGCGGACGATCTGCTCGACGATGCGGTGCCCGCGTTTCATGGGCAGGCTTTTGTTACTTCGGTGCAATGCACGCGGTGAGCTCAGCCGAAGCTGAAGACAGATCCCTCGTCGTTTCGCTCGCTCGGGATGACTACGAAAGACAAAGGCGCCGTCGAAGTCAAAAGAAAGACCGACCCTTGAAAATCAAAGGGTCGGACATCCGCAAAGGCATGACTGCGAAAAACAAAAGCACAAGCAAAGTCAAAAGAAAGACCCACCCTTAAAAACGAAGGGTGGGGCACCCGCAAAGGCAACAGCACCCGCCCGCACAGGGCAGTACGGCGATTTACAGGAAAGGAAAATCACTTGAGCAATACGATGATGGCGATGGCAGAGCAGGGGAGCCCGCGAAACGCGGCGGGGTATGCGGGCGGGCGGCGCGACATGGTGGTGGACACGCAGGCCAGGGGCGACACGGCGGCTACGGTGGCGATCGCTTCGATCTCGGAGCAGGACTGGTACGTTTCGCGGACTCATGGCGTGTATCACATACCCGGATGCGCCAAGGGAGAGGCTTTTGCGCTGCTTCTGCTGACCTCGCGCGGGGACGTGATCGACCTGGGCGACAACCGGCGGTTTCCGTTCACGATTACGGCGCGCGAGATCGCCGACGATCTGCTGCAGGACCTGCACGACCACGGAATTTTCGTTTGCGCGGGGGCGCGCCCTTCGGCGGAGGAACTGGCGTCGGCGGCGGCGCGGCGCGACGTTTACTACCACCGGTTGATTGGGGAGGGCGACACGATGTGGGCGCGGGGGCATTCGTATCGCGAGATTTCCGACCTGCATCGTCGCGCGGCTATTGCATTGGGGGTCGAGCGCGAATGGGCTTATGTGCCGCTCAAGATGAGCGAGTGTCCGGCGTGCGGGGAGAAGGTGAAAGCGGGAGTGGCTGTCTGCAAGCACTGCCATGCGATTCTCGATGCGGAAAAAGCTGCGAAGCACGGCCTGGGCCCGGCGGCGCGAGAGAGCGTCGGGAAAGCGGCCGCGGATAGCGGTGGAGAAGGTGCCACAGCGAAGCAGGCCGATCGCAAGAAGTGACTGCGCGGCGATGGCTTTGCGGGTGCACCTACCTTTCCACTTGTAAGGGGCGGGGTTCTGACGCTTCTGATTGCTTCGGCCGCAAATCCAATACTCGCGGGAAAGACACCGCGAGCGGGAGTGCGCTCCGCGCACGGTTGTTTATGTCGGAACTGATGTTCCGACCCCCTAAAAGGCGCCGATGTTTGCGTGCCGGGCGGCCGACGCGAAAAACTTTGAGCCTTGAAGCCGGAGGACTGCAGCCCGCAAGGCGAAAGAGGGATTCTTCGCGGGACAGAGCGGCTCAGAATGACTGATGCGGGTTTGCTAAGGGCGCGGGCATTGTTGAGTGCCAGGCATTGCTACGAAAAGACCGACCCTCGGCACCGGAGGGTCGGGCACCCGGAAAAGATAATGCTCTCGGGTTGATTGCGCGGGGCGCATGGCTATCAATCCAATTCTGGCGGCAAGGCGGAAGAGGGATTCTTCGCGGGAAATCGGCGCTCTGAATGACGAACTTGTTGGTTATGGACGGAAGGGAATGGCGATGAACGCACAGGCGATACTTTGGAGGATTGGTGGTTTGCGGCGGCTGGCCGCGGGACTCGCGGTTCGTCCGGCTTGCGCGGGGGCGGCAGGGCCGGCGGCGCTCGCGGCTCGCTCGGCGTGTGTCGGGGCAACTGCGTTTGCCGCGATTTTCGCCGCACTGCTGACCCTTGCGCCCGTAGTGCAGGCGCAGGGGTCGCGGAAGGATGACATTGTGTTTGGGCCGGGAGGGCATCCCGTTTCGGGCGCTACTGTGCGCGTTTGCCAGGCTGCTGCTACCGGCACTCCTTGCACGCCGCTGGCGACTATCTACACCGACGCTACGCTTGGCGTGGCGGCTGCTAATCCGTTTCAGACTGACGGCATCGGCAATTATCATTTTTATGCGCCGGCGGGGCGCTACCAGATCCAGATTTCGAGCCCGCAGATCAGCGGGACGATCACGCAGCCGGACGTGATCCTGCCGCGGGATTTTTCCGTTCCCACCAATATTTCCGCGTTTGGACTGAGCCTGGGCGGAAACCTGAGCGTCGCGGGGAATGCGAACATCAGCGGGACGCTCACCACTTCCAATTTCAGTCCCGGTAATTTCTCGCCCTCGTCACTCAACGTATCTGGCGATTCCACGGTGGCCGGGCCGCGGCCTTACATCGACGTAACCGCTCCGGTCTTCGGAGCCATTGCCGACGGAGGCGCGGAACAGGCCAGCGGAACGATTGCTTCCGGCTCGAATCAGCTGACGATTGTGCCGGGGATCGGCACATGGAAAGTAGGGATGGGGCTGCACGTGGATGGAGCGGGCGCGTCGGGCGACGTATTGCTGGCGCACATTACCGCGATCAACGGGAGCATTTTCACGCTGGACCGCAACGCGGGCACGTCGGTGAGCACCGCCGGCGTGCAGGATGACGATACGCTGGCGATCCAAGGCGCGCTGAACGCGTACTGCGCCGCGCCGTCCAATTCGAATGGCGGCTCGATCTATTTTCCGCCGGGGAATTACATTGTCTCGCAGAATCAGTCGGTGAACCCGAATGCGATGCCGTTCCTGATCGCATGTGGAGGCCTGCACCTGCTGGGAGGGAACAGCGGGCAGCACAACGGCACGCCGTTCGTGCAGCCGCCGTCGGTGTCGATTCTGGGCCACTGCGGGTCGAGCCCCAACGCGCAGCCTATGTTCGGGACGTACTACCCGAACGGCAATATCACGTTTCAGAACCTGGTGATCACCGGATGCAACATCGCGGTGGCGGTCACGTCAAATGTGACGCGGTTCTGGAACACCTATCTGAGCGCGTCGGGCGGGCAGGCCAACGGGTCGACGCTGTGGCTGCAGGACACCTTCTGGGTGTACTTCGACTATGGTGGGCTGACTAGCAACTCCACGTCCGTGCCCACGCTGTTGATGACAGGATACCCGTGCAGCGGGTGCTACGCGGGCGTGGGCGACGTGTATATGTCCAACGCGCTGCTGGCGGGCGGGCCTATTTCCTACGTGCAGACCGGAAATCTGAGCGGGGAGCCGAGCGGGCACTGGGTCTTCCGCAACATCACGCAGGAAAGCGGGAACGGGGACCTGATCCAGATCACCGATCCCGGCGGCTACGTGACGGGAATCATGGGGCCGATTACGCTCGACGATGTGCAGCAATCGGACAATGCCAATGGGAATTCGGCGCTGATCAATTTCAATGTCGCCAGCGGCGGGCTGAGCGGGCTCTACATCAATAACTCGTTTTCCGGGGCGGGCGGCGTGAACGCCCCGGCCGTGAAGGTTACCGCGGGAAAGCTCGATCATTATTTCATCACCGGCTGCGATTCGGGATGCGTGAGCCAGGTGTGGAATTCGTCCGGGAATCCGTCGGGAAGCGGGATGATCGAGAGTACCGGGGGGCTCGATATTTCGGACGACGTGACCAACGCGGAGCGCCTGGTTACGTCGCCTCTTTCCTCGAACAACCAGGACGGAACCGGGCCGTCGGCACGATTCTTCCAGTCCGGCAGCGGGTTCGCGTCTTACGGAATCGACCCGGCCAACGGGTGGATGTTCGGCAGCAGCACGCAGGCGGGATGGAACGCGCAAATTTACCAATCGACCGCGCCCAATATCGATATCGCATTCGCGGCCAATTTTCCGCCGACCAACGTGTCCGGGACGGTGAGCACCACCGGCGGCGTGTTTGCCACGGGGACTTATTACGTGTGGGTGGCTTCGACCACGGGGAGTTCGTGCGTTAGCCCCAGCACGATGTCCGCGGGATCGAACATCTTTGGACCGCTGACGGTCGGGGCCGGAGTGACGACGGCGAAATTCAACATCACGTGGACGGCGGCGGTGGCGGGCTCGACGGCGATACAGGGTTACTGCGTGTTCGTGAATAACACGAATCAGTACAGTTACTTTTCGCAGTGCACCCCGATGATTGCGGGTGCGAGCACGACCAGCGCGACGGTGACGACCACCTCCCTTGCGCCGGGAAGCTATCCCATCACCTACCAGATGGTGCCGGTGCACCACCTCACGCCTGCGGGCGCGATCTTCAACGGGAATGCCACGCCCGCCGGGGGCAGTTCGCCGCCCTATCAGCCAGCCTGCCTGGCAGCCACCACGTGTGCGGGATATCTCCCGCTGAGCCCGTTCACTGCGGATTCGTTTGCGCGGCCCAACGCCTCAACGCTGGGGCCGAACTGGGCGATCAATTTTCAGGTGATGGCCATTGCATCGAACGCCGCCGTGGCCGGAGCGGCTGACTACGCGGAGGAGTCCTGGATAGGGCAGAGCTTCAATGCCGACCAGTGGTCGCGGGCAAAAGTCGCCAGCGTGGACAGCGCGGCCGGGGTAGGAGTGATGGTGCGGCTGGCCGCTGCCTCCACGGATACGGGCTACCTGTATTTTTGCAACACCACGTCCCGGTCGATCTCGAAAAGGGTGACGGGTTCCTCGACGACGCTGGCCACAGCGGGATCGGGATGCGCGGTGAACGATGTGATCGAGCTCGATGTGGTGGGGAGCAATCTGATTGCGCTGCGCAACGGTGGTGTGGATATGAGTGTGAGCGATTCGGCCATCGCATCGGGAGCGCCGGGGATCGCGATTTACAATACGGGCACGCCGGCCAACGACTCGCTGGTGAACTGGATGGGTGGCAGCCTGACGCCGGGGAACGCGACTACCTCGCTCTTCAACCAGCCGAATACGTGGGTGCAGCCGCAGACGTTCGCGATCCCGATTACGTCGGCGTCTCTCGCGGTGCCGAATAAGACGCGCGCTTGCAGCATTGTCCGGGGCGATCAAAGCGGAAGCGTGCTGACGACAGGCAATATTCAGCCGCAAGGCTCGCTTTGCTATGTGGATGCTGGGTCCACGGTGACGCAGGTGATTGTGCTGGTGGATGCGGGGGCGTCTACGATGCAGCTGGGATACCGTCACAATGGATCGACGACGGCGATTACTCCCACGCTTACTCCCGCCAGCGTCTCCGGAATCACCGACCACGTGGCCTGCGCGAACTCCGGCGGCACGGCGATTACCATCGAGGGGAACAGCGTGACTTGCTCTACGCTGACCAACACTTCTCTTACGGCTGGGGACTTCATCGAGACGATTGGCGGATCGGCGGACGGAACGTCTAAGCGAATGTCGATCGCGATGACGTTTACGCCGAATTAGAGCGTCCACCTCTCGCAGGCCATAGTTTTCGAAAGAACTTCGCCAATCGGGAGATTGGCGTTCCCGGGGGCGATCCGGAGCCGCTTCACTCTTCCCTTGCGGCTGAAAACCTATCCATTTTCGGGCGCTCGCGGCGCGACCAGAAGTCGTACCCTGACCGAAAGTCACGACGCCACACAAACTCCGAAAGCTCCGGCTGCTGGATCTCTCTGAGCATGAAGACTTTGTAGGGATGCAAAAACGACATGGCGCCGAACATTCCTTCCTCAAGTCAATTTCCTAAACGGAACGGAGCTTCTCAGTATGGGAGGTTCGCGGGAGTCGGGCTAACCTTGCCCCGGTATGAAGACAGGGGGCAAAACATGGATCAATTAAGCGACTGGGTAGACGATGAGGCAAACGATCAAGCGAATGTCCAGTACGTCCACGTATTGCTGTTTGAATGCCCTCAATGTGGAGAACCGGTGGTTTTCGCGCGGCTGACTGCAAGCCGGAACCTCGAGGAGGTGGACGCGGATACGGCGTCCTATTCCTGCAAGTGCGGCCATGTCGGAGTGCTTTTGGGGCTGCGGGCCCGGCAGCATTGGGTGGAGGAGTGGTACCGGAACGATCCAAGGGGCGCCGCTCAGGGCGGCACGGGTTTGACCTTTAGCTAA